GGGGGGGGGGTAGATACGACTAGCCCTGTACAACCTCAACATACAACCCGATCAAGTCCTTTAGATTATGACTAAGAGGAGTTCCGCTATCCCTAGTACACTTATATACATCAGCGTTCTGGATATAATACTTATCCTTGAATATCTCCATTGGAGGGAAATACGGGATAGGATCCCCTATGGTCCCGGCATGCTCCTTATCAATGACCTTGTATAAGGAAGCCGTATCCAATCCGGGTTCCCATTCCTTTGATAATGTATGTTGTTGAATAACCTCATAAAGGATATCCGTATCGTCCTTAACCACCCTGAGGCAGAATCCGGCATCCACCGACAACCCGAACTCCGCTCCCTCTTGTCCCCATATAGGGAATAGGACCTTAACATCCAATTTCTCGTTAGGGGATAAAGATATAGCCTTGTTATTAACCACCATTCTGGAGAATCTGACAGCCACTTTCTGAGGATCGGAGGCATCTTTCTCCTTTGCCTGTTGCCGGACATAAGTCATGGTGATATTTACCTTATCTGGATAGCCGGACTGAGCGTCAATAGCCCTCACCTGCTCTACGGTAGTGGCTAAGCTTACTTCCCTCTGTTTGACTCCTAACGCCGACATCAGGTCATTATCATACTTATCCATCATCCCGATCAAGATCTTGCCTTCCGTCATATCAAACTCCAGACCTATGATCGTTATCTTACCAGCTATAGCCCCATCAGACAAAGCGTTATTCCTATCATATTCAGGGATATAGATATTTTGGTCATCCAAGAAAAACTCATGAAGATTATTATTCTCATAAGTCCTGATCTCCTCATACTTAGCCGATTTCTCCTCATTAAGAAGCCTTGAGTCATCCAATTTAGCCTCGATAATTTCCTTAACCGTAGCTTTAGGATTGGCCTCCTTGAACGCCAATTGCTCCTCCCCAAGCTCTATCCATGGGGCGGGATTCCCGTTAATGTAATCATCATAACTATAGCCCTTGGCGTAATTATCATCAAGCGGATCGTCCTGAACTAATTGATTGGGATATATTTCCCTGTTTATATATGTATATGCCATAATCTGTTCTTTAATCTTGTTCTTTAACGGCGATGCTATACTTACCTGAAGCGTAACACCAGATATTTATCTCGAAAGGCTTGTTGGCCGTAGTGGATATAGAAGTTCCGCTCATGCTGACATAATCCCCGGAGTTGGGTATAGCCTGCGTGAAGGCCGCCGACGGGACGCACCTGATCATCAGCTCCTCCCCTATCTGCATCCCTGACTGCACGGATAGGGTGGTAGCGGCTGATAACGTAGCCGTGATACTTCTCTTGCTAATAGGCAGGTTAGCTAATGTCGTGACCGTATTAACTCCTATAAGCCTATTCATGGTCTTCTTATCGGCGGCCGCCATCAAACCGTTAGTGGACTCGTTGGCTACGGCATATGTCGTGTTAGGAGGGGTAGCCCATGTACCATCTCCACGCATAAAATTAGAGGTGCTACCATTAAGCTGTCTCAATAAGCCGTTGGCTGTAGTAGAGGCCAATCCGTATGTGGTATTGGTAGGTACGACCCATGTACCATCGCCACGAAGGAAGGATGTCTGTTTGCCCGCAGCGGGAGCCGGAACCAATCCCGCAGCACCGGCGGCGGAAGCCGTAGCTGCCTTCATATTGGCGTAAGTGGTATTAGTGTCTTTATAATAAGGGACACCACTGACAATAGGACAGGCGATATAGCCAGAAGCGCTTGTCACGGTACTTCCGTTCTTTACAAGGCCTGTTGATCCATTAGCTCCCACAACACCATACGTTGTATTAGTATCCGTCCAAGGCACGTTGACGAACATCTTCCCACTACCATCCAGCTCCACCGGATAATTCTTGCCATTCTCCGCATATCCGATCATCACCAATCCTAAGGTCGTGGTATTAGCCTTAGCGTATGTGGTATTTGTCGGAACCACCCATGTGCCATCACCACGCAAAAACGACGCTTGCTTGCCGGCAGCCGGCGCTGGTACCAATCCCGCCGATCCTGCGGCTGAGGACGTCGCTCCGCCCATGTTGCTATATGTAGTGTTAGGAGGTGTCTGCCACGTTCCATCACCACGAAGATACTTACCTTGCGCTCCGGCGGCAGGAGCAGGGACCAAACCGGCCTTTCCTGCGGCAGAGGAAGTAGCCGCCCCCATATTGGAATATGTGGTGTTGGTGTCCGTCCACGGAACATTCACATACATCTTACCACTACCGTCAAGAACAACGGGATAGTTCTTCCCAGTTGCAGAGTATCCGATCTTAACAAGACCCAACTTATCGCTCGTGGCTTGAGCATAAGTCGTGTTATTATCAGTCCAAGGAACATTTACATACATCTTCCCATTACCGTCTAACACCACGGCGTAATTCTTGCCACTAGTATCGTAACCGATCTTAACCAATCCTAAAGTATCAGCCGTGGCTTGATTGTACGTGGTATTATTATCTGTCCATGGGACATTGACGTAAGCGTTGCCGGACGAATCCAGTTGCACCTTATAGTTCTTCCCGGAAGTCGTATATCCTACCTTAATACCGCCAAGAACGGTAGCGGAGGACGTGGGAGGGGTGAAGGTACTTGGTTTGCCCGTAACCCCGGACCAAGGCACGGAGGAAGCCTGACTGGCCGTGTAAGGCTCATATCCATCCTCACTGCTTAATTTAGACTCGTCTTTTATCAGATACATCTTACCTGTAGACGTTACCTTTACCGTATCACCACTTTGAGCCGTAGCGGTGGTAAGGGCAAATCTGGCCGTATCGTCAGCTACCACGATCAATCTCTCCAAAGCCGCCTTAGGCAACCTATCTATACTGATGGTTCCGGACGCGATCTTAGAGGCATCAAAATTAGCCAATGTCGTGGAGATAGTTACGTTGCTTCCGAAGTCCGATGAAACACTACCGGTAACAGCCCCGGACAGCGCTATGGTCCTAGCCGCCTGTAATTTCGTGGCGGTAGGGGCATTATCCGTCTTAAGAGCATATTTGGTAAGATCAATATCATTAGCCTTATCCAAAAGCTGCTCTATCTGCTTGCCATTGTATTTACCTTGAAAATCTTCCATATCAAACTTATTTTTTGCTCAAAT